TTCACGCCGGAGCAGTTGTTCCTCCAGAACGTCAAGGGTGGGGACACCTGGGAGCGCCGCCGTATCGGGTATGCGCTGTACACGCTGTGGAAGTCGGGCGAGATCACTGAGGAACAGTTCCAGGACGCCGCTTACAAGCAGAGCGGGGAAGCCTGGGACATGGCACGGCAAGCGGAGGCCGTCAAGCGGGCACCTGGGAACCTGGGTTCCTACCTGTTAGGTGCTGGCTTCAAGGCCCGCGATATGAGCGACATCGAGATCGACCGCATGAACAAGGAATGGGGCGAGATATGGGACGCCCGTGACAAGGGCGCGAGCGAAGCCGCTTGGCGCAAGATGCTCGATGAGTTCGAGAAAAAGTACCCATTCAAGAAGGCTGTGAGTATGGCGCGGGAGACCGACCCGGCTGAGCGGTTGAAGGACTACGGCTACTCCGTGCTGGACCGGCTACCACCTGGCGCGCAGCGCAAGACCGCGCTTGCCGAGGCCGGGTTGACCGAGGAAATGATGAGCCGGTTCTACGCTGACAAGGGCGACCTGTCCAAGTGGAAGTCATACGAGGTCAAGGCGTTCCAGGCCGCGATAGAGAAGCTGGCCGCAACGGTTGGCGTGCCGTCACCGACGCAGAAGGCCGAGTACGAGCAGTACAAGGTCGAGCAGCAGGCCATATACAGCGCAATCGAGAAGGCCACGGGGCACACCATCGAGGAATATTGGGAGGCCAACGCCGCGTACTACGCCGAGGGCGCAGACAAGAAGGCTGTGCTTGCCAAATACCCGTGGCTAAAGGCGGGGTGGGAGGCCAGCCGCAACACCAAGGCCACAAGCGCAACCTACCAGAAGTACTCCCCGGCGACGGGCAAGGAGACCACGGCCACACAATCCGAACTCTCCGCCAAGTATGACGCTGCCGAGAAGCAGTTCGGGACGCAGGTCGCAGGGTGGGCCGACGAGTACAGCAGCATCCCCAAGGAGGGGGACGCCCGTAAGAAGTGGCGGGAAGCCAACCCTGAGAAGTGGGCGCAGGTGTCCGCATACTATGACTTCATCTACGGCGACACCAGGACCGGGAGCACCGGGCGCTACGTGCCCCTCTACCCGCCGCGCAAGTCAAGCTACGGTGGGCGCAGCTATGGCGGTGGTGGGCGCTCTTACGGTACGCCAAGCACACCTACGCCGGACGCACCGAGCACGCCGACCGAACCGCCCGCCTACGAGACGTGGACCGCCGCCGACCTGAGCCGGATGGTGCAGGAAGAACGCACCGACGACCCGGCCTTTGATACGTTCGTGGGCTTGCTGTTCGGGACCGACACAATGGCGCTGGCTGACCAGTACTACGGCATGTCGGCAGAGGAACGCGCGGCCTGGATTGCCAAGAACCCGCAGGCTTGGGCGCGCCTGTTGAAGTACCTGTTGTGGCTGATGAAGCAGACAGGCGTCAAGACCGACTACACGGCGCTGCTGGCGAGCATACCCGGCAACGCGCCGAACGTGCCACCCGTGCCGCCGAGCGCCGCGCCGCCAACGGACTACGGGGCGATACCAACTCCGCCGCCCGTGCCGCCGCGCTGATAGCTTCATTCCCTCCCCTCCGCAGGAACCCCAGGTGTCATAGCCTGGGGTTTCTGTTTTTAGCAAAATCATTTTGGGTGTAATTGCTGCAACACCCCCCCTGTAGAGTGTGCATGTAAGCCCGCATAAGGGCCGCACATTACCAGAACGGATAGGAGTAGCACGAATGGTAGACGAACTGTACCGGGCAGTTGATGGTTCTGACGCCGAGGAGCTAGAACCGGATGGGACTACGACCGAGATCGAGGCCCCTGATGATCTGGCAACCGAGGAGTCAGAAGCAGCGACAAGCAGGAAGGAACCCGTCGAACGAAGCCAGAGCGCGCCGCCTAAGCGCGTCAACCTGGACGAGTTGCCGGACTTCCAGGCTTGGAAATCGAAGATGGACACGCAACTCGCCGCAGAGCGCAAGGAGCGCGAGCGATTGCAGGCGCAGATGGAACAGCGCGAGCGTGAGGCACAGGAAGCCCAACGCAAAGCCCTAGAGCAAGCGATTGAAGATTCCTCCGACCCCGACGAACAGCGCCGTTACGTGCGTCAGCTTGCCGACTTGCAAGCAGCCGAGTCATTCTCCGCGTGGCAGAAGTGGGACGCCCATGTGCGTCAACGTGTCACTGAGGAGGGGTTGAGCATTGCAGACTTCGACCCCCGCTCCTACAGCGGAGCGACCGGCGCAGCGCAATTTGAACGTGATCTGGCTACGAAGAAGGCCGCGAAGCTGCAAGGCGAACTCGAAACATACAAGCGCGCCGCCGACCCTGCCTCCATCGAGAAGATGGTAGCGGAGAAGGTTGCCAAGGCCCTACAGGGCGCTGGTATGAACACGGTCGATACAGCATCGCCCGCTACCCCTGTCAACGCTGGCGCATCGTGGCAGCGTGATCTTGCCCTGCTTCAATCGGGGAAGATGCCTGCCAAGGAGTTCAGCAAGCGGTGGGGTAATCGCTAGGTAAGCGACCCTGCCGCATGAGGCAGGAGTAATTACTATGGGTATCACGAAGGCCGCCGACCTGACTAACAGCGTTGGCACCAAATACGAGAAGAAGTACTACCTCACGTCTGCCGACAATCCGGGCGTGTGGGCGCAGTTCGTTAACTGGGAACCGCCCATCTCCCCCAATGGCGGCAACGGTTCGACCATCGACTTCCCTGTTTATAGCGAACAGGATTTGGTGGAAGATACACTGACTGAGGACGCGGACGTTACTCCCGATACCATTTCGGACGGTAACGTGACTGTCTCGCCGGATGAGTACGGCAAGACGTTCGCCATTTCCAAGAAGAGCCGGTTGCAGAGCCGGACCAACCTTGACGAACTCATGGGCAAGCTGGTCGCCATGAACCGCGTCAAGTCTATCGACCGCATCTTGCGCCGGTCAGCGTGTGGCCGGGGGGCGTCCTACCCGACGCAGACCCTCCACATCGACGGTTCTACCGCCATGTCGGACCTGACCGCGGCTTCGGGCACGGACACCGTGACCTATGCGTTCCTGATGGAGCTTGCGGCCCAGGCGTACAGCATGGACATCGAGCCGTTCGAGGACGCCGGTTTCCTGGCCCTCATTCACCCGCTGCTCGCCTACGACCTGAAGCAGTTGACCGAGTGGAAGAACATCGGCTACTACCAGGACAAGATGAACATCTACGGCGCGCTGGAAAAGCCGTTCACGCTGGCGGGCATCACCTTCGTGCCGACCAACATGGGCCGTCTGTACCTGGGTTCCGGCGCGGCTGTGCAGGCCGCTACAACCCTGGCCGCGAGCGCGGCCAAGGG